GAGACATCTGTCCAAAGAGGTCAGCAAGACCATTAGGTGCGGGCGTACCAGTGAGTATGACTCTTCGGGCAAACTTGTGTAGGTGATTTTTAAGAGCTTTGAACCTCTGAGTCTGGGAGTCTTTGAATTTTGTGCTCTCATCGATGACGAGGCAGTCAAGCGGAAGATACTGCCAGGGGTCAAGCTCAAGCACCTTCGTGAGCGATTCAGGGTTGATGACGTACACATCGAACTTCCTTTTGAGTAGGGCCACCCGATCGTTCCTGGTCAGCTCCGTGAGGTCGCATATAGTCATATGCTCAAAGTCCGACCACTTCTTGGCCTCGACCGGCCAGACGGTCTTGGCGACCCGGAGGGGGGCCACTACCAACGTATGGTGGATGGCCCCGTACCCCTTCAGGAAGTCGGTGGCGGCGAGAGTCGTTGAGGTCTTGCCCAGGCCGGGGTCAAGGAGGAGCCCACAATGAGGCTTCTCGATCATCCACTCTAGGGCGACCTCTTGATAATCTCTTGGTAACCAACGTGCGCTCATTTCTTGCCCCTAACGCTATCCCTGTAGGATACGCATAGTTTACACTCATTATTTAGATTGTCCCATGCACTAGCGTTCTTGTGGAAGCCATCGTAAGCCTTTACTACTTGGCATCTGCTACACTTCTTGTACCCCTTAGGTGGGAGACTCCAATCCCCTTGAAGTCTCGCGTTACACGAGAAGCAGATTAAACTCATAGACCCATCTGGCCAGTGCTGTAGACTTATAGAGTCCACCCTAGGCGTTCCTTTGGGTGTATTCCACACCATGATCTTACTACATTCCGAGCACTTCATATCCACAGGAACCATACTAAGTAGTTGGTCCATAGTAGGTAAAACCTTGCCTCGGGCCGTAGACCTCATTTTAGCTAGAACCTCACGAGGTGACCAGCGCACTGCGGACATATTCTCTCCTTGGGATAGGTGGGAGGTACTTCAACAGGTACGGGAAGCCGGCCAGTTGCCTGTGCCGCTCCTCCAAGTCCTTGCCGTGGTGGTACGTACCCTTGACGTACCCCCGGAGGGCGCACAATAGGCTCTCTGCCTCCGGCAATCCGCACTTACGGCTGGGGATGCCGGGGGCATCGTACTGGCTAATATGTTCGGATATTCGGCTCAGGGCTTCCCCCAGGGATAGACCTGGGAACACCAGCATAGCCCCCTTCCTGGGCTCGTCAGGCAGATACTTGACGGCCTCGGCCAGAGTAATGTCGACCGGGCGGCGCAGGCAACGATCCTGGAAGTCCATTACCTTCCAGATGAAGTACGGGCCAAAGCCGCACCCCTTGAAGTACCTATCCACCTGGTTGACTAGACCAGTGTACGTGGGGGCGTACATGCCCTCCAGTATCTCTGTGGGGTCGCCGCGAGTAGACAGGTTATCCATGTAAGCTCGGCCCAAGTCACCGCGAGAGTGTCTGCGGTTGGTCCCCCTGGGGAACCCATCGTACCCCTCCTTGACGTAGGTCCAGAAGTTAAGGTGGTCGCTAGAGCTGGCGCACTTCACGGCCCCGCCTACGTCATAGAACATAAGCAGGTGAAGGATGAACCGATCAACCCAGAAGGGGCCATGGTCTGGGTTTACGGACCTCAAGAACTCGTACAAGGGGTCAATCTCCTTGTCCAAGATATGGATGTCCGCGAACTTCTGCCAGGTGTCAATAACTGTCGATGTCATTTTTCCAAGCTCTCAGTAAGGTCATGCCGTAATCGGCGTTGTCTACAACGAACACGTAGAACCCGTGTTCGCGTAGGATTTGGTGTACGTGCTCCTGTAACGGCTCAGGCCTTTCTCCTGGCCGCTTGAACTCTACGAAGCACATACGGCCCTTGTACCCATAGGCGTAGTCTGGCCAACCCTTCCGGCCGACAACGTTTATTCTAAGCGGAATAAAGTGGAGTTCCTTTGCCCCAGCCGTGACTTCCGCTTGTATATCAGTTTCTAGACGCCGGCTAGACATGGCCCGCCTTTCTTGCGGTTGTAATCGCACCACTTACAGGATTGGACGCTAGGGGTGGGCTCGTACTTGTTGTCCTCAAAGATACGGATGGCCCTGGTGTTCCAGTTGTTCATCTTGGAGTCGAGCATGTCGCCCCGGAGGACGGCCCCATCGTTGGAGGTGTACCCTCCGTCAAGGTACAGGGCTGTGTACTCGGCCCGCTTGAGCTCTGGGAACATACAGAGGCCCATGATGGCGTAGAGTTCCAGCTGCTCCCGGTGCTCTGGGTACTCCCGCCCGCTCTTGTAGTCCACGATCTGGATGACCCCAGGAGTGAAGTAGTGGAGGTCAACAATGCCCTTGATCCAAGGGTTGTCCGCGTTCGGCTTCCATGTCTTGTCCAGGAGCCAAATCGCCTCAGCCTTGCCACCCTTCTGCTTGTAGTCTTCCAATCTCAGGGCGACCTTCTTGAGCTCAAATGGGACCACCATCAGGTCACCCTTGACGTAGTTCTCGCAGTCAGAATGGAGGCGCGACCCCCGGGCCATGGCCGCACTCGGCGGGCTCGGCAGGTTGTCGATGTAGCCGTACTTCCATTTGGCAGGACAGGACTCGTAGGTGGAGACAGAGCTGTAGCTCCAACGTGTAGGTTTCATGCGTACTTCCTCAGGTTATGCCAGTCATAGCCTACGTCCACCTCGATCATAAAAGGCACGTCGAAGCCGGGCAGGTCTTCCATGGCTACTCGCATCTTCTCCACGTTCTCTTTGACGTCCTCAATGGGGGAGCTGATGTTACCCTCGTCGTGTACGCACATAAGGTAGCGCCCGGTGGGGTTCAGCTTATGGTAGACGATGATGGACTCTTTCAGTTGGTCAGCAGCGGAGCCCTGGATCAGGTGGTTAGCCAGCTTGTAGGAGAAGTCCCAAGTGGTCCCCTCAGGCTTGTCCACCGGTATCCAGCGGCCACCCCAAGTCCTGACGCCGGGGCGGGAGGTCACGTCAGCGATGAACTCCTTCAGGCCGGGGATGGACCGCAGATACATGTCCCTCAGCTGGCGAACGCGGCCAATGTCGTTCTTCATGTTCAGCTGACCGGCTAGATTTGGCACCCCAGCCCCGTAGATGAGGGAGAAGCCCACGATCTTGATCTTCTTGCGGGGGAAATCCAGCCCAGCCTCGTCGTGTAGAATGTCCCGAGCAATCTCGTGGAAGTCAGCGCGGGGGTTCTCACGGTAAATCTCTGCCGCCCGCCCCTCAGCGAAGTGGGCGAGTAGCCGCATTTCCTGACCGTTCCAGTCGGCGCTGACGATGATCTGCCCCTCATCCGGCAGGATGTACCGACGCATGAACACCATCGGCGGGTAGCCGGGCATATCAATGTCTTCAAACTCCGTGGGGACATTCGTCAGGTTGGGGGCGTTACAGGACAGTCGCCCAGTTCTGGTCCCATACTCGTCACCCCGGACCTGGTTCCAGGAGGGGTGTAGATGCCCGTCGTGCTCCGACATTTCGTACCAAGGACGCATAAACGTCCCTAGCAGGGTTTTCAAGGCCCCCCGGTACCGGAGGGCGGCGAGAAGTTGCGGGTCTTGTACAGCGGCTTCTAGACTTGCTCTCGCGGTTGAGAATTTCCCGGTCGGCGTCTTATCTAGATCATCCTTGTTAACCTTGCCAGAGGAGATGAGGGCCTTGGCTAGCTCCGTCCCAGAGTCAACGTTGAAGTTGACCCCGATCCGCTTCTGGATCCACTCCGTGACTTGTTCAAAGAATACGGAGTACGTTTGGATGTCCATCCATAGCTTGGGGCGGTCGATACGCACCCCTCGCTTCTCCATGTCCATGAGGATCGGGGCCAGGAGCAGCTCCCGCTGATATGCCTCCTCCCACTTCCTCTCAACGACCTCAGGATACAGCTTCTCGTCGATCAGTCGAGTCCGTACAACGTCTCCAATGGCATAGGGTCCAACGATTCTAGCTGGCACCTTACAGATGTAGGCCCCGGCCTCGGACACCTTTCTGGTGAATCCGTGTGCCATAACGTAGTCCTTGACCTCATCCTGCTCATCAGGAGGCATTCCAAGGAGGGTTTCTGCTGAAGGCTTGAGGGATACCGACTTGGCGAGTGGGTTGTGGAGGTAGATTTGATACATGGTATCGTCCCACTTCTTTGGGAACGGAAACCCCCAATGCTCCATAGCCACGCCGATGTCAAACTTACCATGGTGGAACAGGACTCCCTTATCCCATAGTCGATGTGCTTCTTGCTTTGCTTCATATTCCTCGCAGTTGTTATCCTCCGGGTGACCCCAGGCCATGTACTTGGGTTCTTCCCCAGGTATCCAAAAAGCGAGGCCAACAGGTTTCGGTGACTTCCCAGTCCCGTCCTCGATGGCCTCTGTCTCGTAGTCAAGTGTGACTGGATCGTAGTCTCTCACGGAGCCACCTCCGCATAACGCTCCTTGAATATGTTAGGGGCCAGAACAGACACGACGCCGTTCTCGTCTCTGACGATCCAGTCTCCCTTCTGGGGTCTTGTGAGCCCGCCGACGCAGACGATGTTCCAGCCTACGTGGTTCTCGTATGCGTCGTGTTGTAGAAACGTCCTGAGCTCCGGGGTCATCTCGCCGGGCCACTCAATGACGTCCACGGTGAGTACCTTCTTGTAGAACTTTGTCACTGGTTCTCCTATCAGAATTGAAAGAGGCCCCTTACGGGGGCCAGTCGGCTAGATCATCTGGCGAGAACCTGGGTGGATGAAGGTCCCACCAAAGACTCCAAACTCTAGCTGCAGGGGTTGTTAACGACACCTGGTCCCAACTTGGCGGCTGTGACCTCTCTACCTGCTAGTCGTGCCGCAGCGTCAGCGGCGTGCTCGGAATCTGTGCTTAACCTGGTCGCAACACCAGACCAATACGACCGCCGTACCAACTATCGTAAGCAGTGTGGTACACACTACCATAATTAACGTCGCAATATCCAACGCTAACTTGATCTGCTCGGGAAGCATCAGTACTTGCCCGACTTCGTGCCGCCGTTGTCGCGCTCGGCCAACTCGTCCTTGGTCGGATACACCGGCATCGGCTGCTGCTCGTTCGTCCAGTTCCGCTTGGCCAACGCCTCCAGGATCGCCTCGTCCTTGATCTGCTCCATGGGCTTGAAGTAGACCTGGAACAACGTCTTGTCGTGGGGCTTGACCGACAGCTCTACCACGAACTGGAACGGTGCGGCCCCGGCGGCAGCGGCCTCATTTGCGAACTTGGAGTAGTTCCGCACCGAGGTAGGGGGCAGATCGCACTGGATGAAGTCTGCCCGGCTGGCCTTGTCGGGGGAGTTGATCACGTCTGCGGGGAGCAAGAACAGGCGACGGGAGTTGGTACAAGCCTTGCCCCTGCCGCCCTTGGGGTCCGAGCCCCACTCGTTCATCGGACAGTCGAGGCAGTACTCCGACTGCGGGTCTTCAGCGCCGGGGTTGTCCTTCCCATCTCCCTGCGAGGGGGCCAACTCCACCTCCTCGCGGGCGAACGCATAGCAGGCCGGGGGGACGACCTTGTTGGCGTTGTACGGGGTGTCGAAGTACTTGTTGTGGAGCAGGGTGTCCACGACGATGCACTCGATCTTGTCGCCGGGCATCAGCTGATCACCGATGGTGAGACGGCCCGACTTGAAGCTGATGAAGCCACCGGATGGGGCCTCGGTCTCAGCTGTCTTCACCGCCACGGCCTTCATTCGGTCGCGCCACGAGCCGGGCATAGCCACGGCGGTTGTCTTGGCAACGACCGGCGGGGTGGCCGGGGTGGGTTCTTCTTTCTTGGTAGACATGTAGACTCCTAGACGTTGAACTTGAGGACTTGCTTCTTTGCGGTCGTCACACCAGGGATTTCCACGTCATCGGCCCAACGGGCCTTGACGGCAGAAGCGGTGACGCGCTTCTGAAGAAGGTCAACCGAGCCGGTCGTCACGATGAAGTCGAGCAGCTTCGGCCAGTCGGTGACGTTGGGCTCCTCGGTAGTGACGAGGGACACCTCGTCGTCGCCGTCCTTGAACAGCTCGATGCCGTGGACGTTCATGTGGGCGATCAGGAGGCCGGTCAGGCCCTTCTCCTCCTGCTCCAGAAGGTCAGCTTCTCGCTGAAGGGACAGACGCCTCTTGCGCACGGCAAGGATGTCGGATGCGGATGGTACGGACATACGGGCTCCAGTAGTGAAGGGGAACCCCTATTCTACCCGAACAGGGGTCCGCAGGCGAACCTTATCGGCTGGCCTTCTTGCCCTTCTTGGGGGCTTCAGCCGAAGCCGAATCCGGGGCCGTAGAGGCGTCGGAAGCGTCGGGGCTACCCTCGGTCGCCGCGCCGGATTCGTCGCCTTCTACCGCTGATTCCGGGCTTGCAGAGGCCTGTTCCGCTTTCTTCGCCGCCTTCGCCGCCTTCGCCGCGTCGGCCTGGACCTTGCGGTCCAGCTTCAGAGCCTCGAACTTGTAGTCCGCAGGGTGCTCAAAGGTGTACTCGACGTTCTGGTCGATGTGGCCCACGACCCAGAAGTCCACGCCGTTGTACACGAAGTACGTGTACTTGTAGTCCTTGAACGTGGTCTGGGCGGCGACGCAGACGGCCCCGTTGATCGACAGTTCAAAGCGGGGGGCCTTCACCGGCATCGGGTACTTGGCCACGACCAGCTCGACGCCCTCGGCCTTCAGGAGCAGCTTGGGGGCGACCACACGGGGGGCCTTGGTCTTGGGGGCTTCAGCGACGGCAGTGTCAGTGGTGGCGGCGCCAGCTTGGGTTTCTTCGGTCATGATACATCCTTAGATGGTAGGAGTGGGGAAGGCACCCCCAACCAAAGGCTGGGGGCGTGTTACGGATTATACCGCTGCCCGTACAAAAGTCTAGTGCTTTCGATTGTGTTTAGGCGGCTGCTTCCTCCAGTTGGTCGCACAGAGCGTCCAAGACCTCGGAGAGTGCTTCGCCATCGAAGTCCTCCTCGTCAATGTCGAGTTGGTCCAGGCTGTCCTCCACCTCCTGGAGAAGCTCGACAGCGGCCAGAGCACCCTCGCCCTTGCTGCCGTCTTGGAGGGCGCCGGGCATGTTGTCGTAGAACTGCTGTTCCTCGTCCTTGATACCCTCGACCTTGGTCTTGATGATCTCGATGGACTCGACACCCTCGCCCTCGGTGAACGTGTCGAAGTCGGCCGTGATGGCGACCATGTTGTGGATGTCGTGGATACAGGCCTGGATGGCGGAGCGGCGGAGCTTGTTCATTGGTTTCCTTGTAGAAGTGTGGGACCAGCGTGACCGTTACATCCGGTCCTTGACCCATGCCTTACCCGCCGCCCACGCCATAGCGAACGTCTGGTAAGTGCGCCCCAGGTAGATGCCGAACCAGAGTCCGACAAAGAACACGAGACAGATGAACACAAACAGAATGAAGTCGACCACGTTAGTCTCCTAGGTGAAATGGGGGCCGAAGCCCCCAGGGTTACAACGATCAGTCGTTGATCGCGGCGACGATCAGGTCAGCGGTCGAGGCGAACTGGTCGGCCTCTTCCACCGTCTTGGCGTCGACGATGTCGAACTTGGCGCCCTTCAGGTTGTCGTCCAGATCGCGCAGGAACTTGGTCGCGGCCGCATCGTCGCCCACCTGGACGAACAGGATCGTGCACGCGTCATCGGTCTGCTGCGAGTTCGCCTGGTTCAGGATGACCTTCTTGACGGCCGCTTCATCGTTGGGGACACCGTCGGTGTAGACCACGATGAAGTCCTTCTTGTCGCTCTTGCCGGCCAGCTTGAGGGCGCCGGTCAGGGCCTCGGCCAGCGGGGTCGTGCCACGCGGGGACAGGTCCTTGAAGATCGCCAGGGCGTTCTCCTCGGTGACGTTGTCCCAGCTTTGGACGTTGCCGCCGAGTTGGACCATGCCGATGCCGTCCGCGTCGATCTTCGACAGGTCGCGGATCAGGGTGCGGATCGACTCTTGCATGTGGGTCCAACGGGACACGCTGGAGCCAGCCTTGACCGTATCGGCCATGGAGCCGCTCGTGTCGAACACAACGATGAAGTCATACTCGCTCAGGATTGCTTGGTTGTTGCTCATTGTCTACTTTCGTGCTTGGATTACCGGTGGTCCGCACCGGCTACGGTTTCAGGAGTTGTCCTCCCAATAACAAAAGAGCATGAAGATGCCCAGGAGCCCTCCGAGTGCCCCGAGCCAGCCAAAGACGGCATAGCCGATTACTGCGAACATGAGGACAAGGAGGAGTTCCATCATTATGCGTTGCCTCGTCGAATTTCCATTGCGAAGTCTTCAACCTCCTTCGTCACGGCCTTGAGGGCCTTGACCCCCTCCTCGTCGTCGTCAATAACGCTGGCGATCTGGAGGTTGATTTCGATCATACCGGCCACACCGGCATAGAATGCCCGGCGCATTTCCTGGTACTGTATCGGACCAGGCTTCCGGTCTTGGAACACCTTCCTGGAGAACTCGGCCCATTGAGCCGCGATGGTGATGCGATTACTAGGCATGATTACTTAATCAGAACGACAAAGAGGATCGACAGGACCACGAAGGCGGCGATGGAGAAGAGAAAGAGGCCGAACGCTGTCTCGACGATCATACAGAGTCTCTCGAAGTTGCCCGCGTCCTCCCACTGCTCTCGGTAGGTGTACCGGCGGCGCGGGCGACGGACGTAGCACTCGCAATCGTCCTCCTCCGGTGTAATGGCCCGCACTATCCCGTCAATTCCGCGATTGAATGCGCGGAGCATGTCGCGTTCGTCAGCCATTTGTCAGCTTCTCCAGGGCAAGGCGTTGATCCTCCGGCATGCCGGACAAGATTTGCTGGGCGAACGAGCGGCGCAGGTTAGCCTTGTAGGCTTCCGCCACCGCGTCAGTAATGGTCTTGTTCTTGGCCACCAGAGCCTCGTAGTAGCTCAGGTCGACGCGGGCCACGACCCACTTGTAGCTGATGTTGGAGTTCGGCTCGATGGTGACGTCATCGTGGACCTCTATCACCGTGGCGAGCTTCATGGTCCCCGAGGCGTTCACCACGACCAGGTCACCGGCGGCAAGCGGGAGGTCAGTGACGTAGGTGTAGCCACGTGAGACCGCACGGGTCGGCCGCTTGAACTGTTGGTCGTAGGTCTTCAGCACCTGGTCGGTGACGTCCTCGTCGTCAACGCCCATATTGAAGTTGACCAGTACGGTACGGGTGTCGTTGCGCATCAGCGCGGCGATGTTCTTATCCATTGAGGACTTCCTTTGCTTCATCAGAGAGTTCGGGGCAGAGCAGATCGGTCATGTCGATCCAGAGCTGCTTCTGTTGGGGCAACAACAGCTCCCACTTAGCCTTGTAGCCCGTGATTCCGTGGCGCTTACACATGACGAGGTAGAACTCGTACAGTTCTTGACCGCTCATTTCAGATCCTTGGGGCGTGAGATATGGACCATAACCTGACGGGCGTTGCGCCAGACGGTCATGACTGATTTGCTATCTTGGTTGACGACCTCGGCCTGCTTACAACCGCCCTCGATGACCTTGCGGAAGGCCCTCAGAGAAGCCCGATGGGCGGTAGAGGCACAGCCTACGGTGCCGTCCGAGTAGAACGTGCGGAAGGGGCGTTGCTTGGCCATTATCGTTTCTCCAGGTTCTCGTTGTAGCAGATGTCCTTGTCCGGATCATATGCTTGGTGGTAACGCTCGTCGCACTCTTGGCGACGGGCTTCTTCATAGTCCCACTTGCCCGTGATGCCGAGCAAGAAGGTAATGAATAGTACAAAGGCGGCGAGAAGAATGGTCCACTTCACGGCTTGCTCTCCAGAATGTCGCGCTTCATTACCTGCTGTTGGTACCAGGTGGTGACCATCGCCTGGAGTTCCTTCAGGTGGCCCTCCACGTGTACCGGCCGGTTGGGGCCGTAGACCGTCTTGAGGGACGTAATCGCCCAGGCCACCGACTTCGCTTGGTTATCGTCGAGGGTCATACGATTTCCCCCAACAGCGTGTTCAGCTCCAAGAGGATCGCGTCGATGGTGTGGATCGGGACCACGGCGACCACCGACCCGTCGGGACGGATGATCTCTTGCTGGTCACCCACGACCGCGAAGAAGGGCACGTGGACCTTGCCGGCCCCGTAGAGTGTAGGGTCGCTCATCCAGTCACCTCTTCACCTTCGCACTTGAGCGCGTAGATCGGCTTGGGCTTCTCCTCACGCGCCTCGGTGTAGCCGACGATGACGCGGGAGCAAGTCTCCGAGTCCTGCTTGAAGTTCGCCGTCACCGTGATATGGAGGGCGGGGCGGAAGTCACCAAACTCCGGGCCGGTCCACGAGAACTGATACGAGCGGGAGAACGAGTTGGCATCGTCGTAGCTGTACGTCCCGTCAGGGTTAGAGCACACGAACCCGTCGAGCAGAGCGGCCAGCCCCTCGTCCTTCAGACCAGAGAGGTCTTTCAGGGTCAGGTTGATATACGTCCCGTACACGTCAGGAGACTCCGAGACAATCGCTTCGTGCTTCTTGGCGAGGTAGTCCGTTGTTTCCAGCAACTTGACCATCGCTGGGGAGCGAAGCCAAGTTTTAATGTTTCGCATCTTCTCGGCCTTCGCCGAGATTTGCTCCAGAAGGCGGTTCTTCAGTTCCATTTAGGTCTCCTGACCTGCTCCGAGGTCCGCTCGGTCGGTAGCTCGACTATACTCTGGAAAACTCTGGTGCGGAAGGGGTTTTTCCTGGAATCTCTTGGGCTCGACTGCGGTAGTTAGGAAACGCGCCCGCCCGCGAGTATACTTAAAGCTCCCCGCCGTCTAGGAGTTTCGTATGAGCGATAAGTTTGCCCATAAGCGTCCTCTCATCCCAGAGGACTGGTGTAGCCTGGGGGAGGCGTCCCGCATTCTCAAAGTGCATATCAGCGCCGTCAATGACGTAGTTGTTAAGCATGACGTACCGCATATGAAGATCGAGGGTATGCGCGTATACAACAAGTCCATTCTGAAGTTAGCAGCTGCTAAGGTAGCTGAGATGCGTAAGGCGCGCAAGCCTAGGATTCAGCAGGAGGCCGCCAGTGTCTAGCCCGTTCCCCACCTCAATTAATAAGCTGGCCGAGATACTCAACAAGCGTGGGATTACCAAGGAGCAAGCTGTAACGCTTGAACTTGGCCCCATGGTCGTCGAGGAAGCGTTCAGGCACCTAGGGTACAAGGCAAAGGGAAGCATCTCATTCCTTGAAGCCCTGCCGTACTTCGATGCGGACGGCCACCCGCTTGGCGAGCCGCAGTTCTACCGCTTCCGTGTGAACTACACCCCTGGTTGGTCCCCCCCAGAAGGTGACTGGGATGATTACCCCAAGTATCGCGGCCCCTACAGGAAGGGCGAGTTTGCCTATCTGCCACGAGGGGTGGGGATCGACTGGGTAGCCGTACACGGCAACCCGGAAGTGCCCGTAATCATCACTGAAGGCGAGTACAAGGCGATCAAGGTCTGCTCTGCGTGGAAGCAGCCCTGTATTGGCCTAGGTGGCGTCTGGATGTTCCACGCCCGCAAGACTACTTGGCCCGAGGGTATGGATATGGATGTCCTGGGAAGGACGTTCTACATCGCCTTTGACGCGGACAAGGAGAGCACTTACGACACCCCGCTCAAGGGTGGGGTCCGTGGCGTGGAGGGAGCCGCCAAGCGATTGGCGAACAAGGTCTACTCTCAAGGCGGTAAGCCCATTCTCCTCTTCATTGCTCGGACGGCGACCTTCACCAAGGCGCGGGAGAGCAACCCCGACGCCAAGATGGGGCTCGATGACTACATCGAGGCCGGGGGGACATGGAAGGAGCTGTTAGCGCAGTTTGCCGACCCCATCGAAAGCGCAGGATTGGCGTACCTCATGGACACCTATGCGTTCTACCGTGGGGAGAAGCCAGGAGTGGTAAACGTCAAGACGGGCCACTTCTACAAGACGGTCGAGTTCAAGGATGTCGAGGCGAACTGTAAGCAGAAGGTGCTGATTGAGAAGGGAGGCAAGCTGGTAGAGACAGTCCTCAAGTATGCCCCGGTTTATCTTGAGCATGAGGACCGGCCCGAGTTCAGCCGCTGGGTGTTTGAGCCCTCCACCGCCCCAGGGCTATGTCAAGCTGAGGGCACCTACAACCGGTGGGAGGGGATGACAATTGAGGGCTGGGTCGGCCCAGGAGAGGGCGAGCGGTATCGTGAGCTGGTGAGCGAGTGGCGGAAGTTCATCAAAGGCCTCTGCGGCGACGGGTGGGAATACTTCGAGAAGTGGGCTGCTGATCTCTACCAGAACCCCGGCAGGAAGACAACTATAGCAATGCTCCTCCGCTGCTCTCTCAATGGCGTGGGGAAGAGCCTGCTAGGGGAAGTCCTCAGGGACATGGTGGGGCCGAAGCACTCCGCTCGGATGGGCCTAGGGGACGTGACCCATCACTTCAACGCTCTGCTCGGGGATCGCGTGTTGGTACAAGTGGACGAGGCCAATGACGTCAGGAAGGAGCACGACTCGGCGTTGAAGAACCTCGTCACGGCAGACGAGTGTACCGTGACGCTGAAGGGGCGGGACACGATCATCGTGAAGAACTATGCTCGCATATTCATAACCTCTAACCACATCAGCCCCATTGTTCTCGATGAGCATAACCGCCGGTTCTTCGTGATGGAGCCCGTCCTCACGGAGGAGGATGAGAGAGGAGAGTGGGCCCAATGGGTTAACCTCGTAATTGCTAAGCTCCTCAGGAGCGCGGAGGGGCTGCGAATGCTACGCTGGCATTTGGGCTCGCTCGACCTCAGCGATTGGGTTCCTACCGCGCACGTCCCCAAGACCGCCGCCATGATGGATATTGTTGAGGCCTCCACCTCCAAGACTGTGGAGTTCTTCACCCAAGTCTGGGAGGCGTTCCTTGCCGACCCCGAGGGCGTCTGGGTCTTTGGCCCCATGATAATGAGGTCCCCCGATTGTAAGCTCCTCGCTGGCCGGTTCAAGGACAAGGTGAAACTTACTAATGGCCAGTATATTACCCACGTCATGAAAGTACCCGGCGAGGCCAGCTCTAAGCGTGTGCCTATATTTGTGCGCGCCGGTCGGGATCGGTTACCGGAGAAGCGTGTCAAGGACCAAGGGAATACCCTAGATACTGCCGTTTGTGCGGTGGATAATAAGTGGCTTTTGGACCGGATGACAGCCGCAGAGAAGGCGTTCAACTCGTGGTCCGGCGTGGTGCCAAGCGGGAAATATTGAGCAAAAGGGGTCCAGTAACCGACCAGTAACCGGCCCCAGTAACCTCGTAAGTCTTTGTTTTTAAAGGAGTTTTTCTTGTTAGTTACTGGGTTACCGGTTACTGGTTTAAAAGGTCTATATAAGGGGCGAGGACAAAGTTTTTTTAAAACGGATAGACCCCCCCCAGTAACCGGTAACCGGTAACCGGCCCCGGCCTCTTTTGACACCCGCAATCAGTGTCAGGACAGGCATTTCAGCCCCGCTGAATCCTGTCAGGAGTGGTGATTTCCCCCCTCATTGCCGTGGCATGTGCCATGCACCATGCACCATGTGGTGATGTGTGCTGCGTGAGCCCCTATACTGTTTCCCCTGCGCAGTCTATAGGTATTTCCCCCTATAGACTGCGGGGCCTGTTCAGGGTATACGCGCGCGCTCGCGCATCGCGCGTTTCTGCTACCCGGTTGCGAAAAAATATTTCTTGAACCTAGGGTTTTCCCTAGGTACGACTCACCCGAAAACACGTATACTAGCTTCAGCGGTCGGGAATCTCCCTGATCGCAAACCAACCGAGAACCAACCATGTCTACTTCCAACGTCATCGTCGCCGCTTCCGCCACCATCATCGGTAACGTTTCCCCCTACTCCTACCAGGTCAAGCCGAAAACTTGGGACCGGGCGAACAGCGCCAAGCAGGTGAAATTCGGCGGTGAAATCTCCCCTTCGCGCCTCACGAAGGGTCAGGGCAAGGGTAGCGCGATGCGCTTCTACGCCTACTTCATGGCCGGCGACTACCAGCATTGGGTTGAGCTCACCGAGGCGACCTACACCGAAATGGTGAAGAATCCAGCCTTCGTGCTGGAGTTGACCCCCCGTTCGGTCGAGCAAGCGGCCCCCGTCAAGGACGCGCCCGCCACCGAGGCCCCGGCCGAGGAGCCCAAGAAAGCTCGCCGCGTCAAGCGCGAAGCGGTCACGGCATAAGCATTGGGGGCATAGTCCCCCATCCTCCGCACGCACTGCGACACGCAGCACCATGCTCTCATGGCCCATTCAGGGCCATTTTCTTTGCCTGAAATGCGCATTGGCATGTGCTGTTTGAACTGTCTAGATAGAAATGAAAAGAGGCGGGGCGGGGGTGGTGGATGGGGAGTCCCCTGATCCGACTTCTAGACTGTCCAAACTTTTGATGTGTGCGATTCTCAATTCTATATGTGCCAAAAACTCTGTCACCAAGGGTTAACCCTCGCTTTTACCAGTCATACCTCGCGCGTTCTAGAGCAAAAGTAGCGGGCTACCCCCCGCGCCGAACTCCCTAACCACCTTAAAACGCGCCTAGTATGCCCCCTTTACTTCCCCTCCCGGTCGGGGTATACTCGGCCCAACCATGGACCAGCCCCTCCCCACCCCAGAAAGGGACCCAGCCCTCCAGGCCTTGCTTGATGCCCCCGAGTTGGCACTGTCCGGTCTGGACCTGCAGATGTCCCCAGAGTTGACCCGACTACTTGAGCGTGGGCTTATTGGAAATTCCCTCCCGCCAGTGTTGAAGGACAGCAAAGCTGCCAAAGCCTTCCAGCAGGCCTTTGAGATGATTGGTGGTGTCCCCCGCTTGGCGCTGTGGGCTGACCAGAACCCCACTAAGTTCTACACGCTCTACTCCAAGCTGGTCCCTGCAACGGCAGAGGTCCATGAGAAGAGGGACATCAACGTCACTATCACCTGGGCTTCCCCGTCGCGTCTGAGCTACCAAACCCTCCCCATGGTAGAGGAGGACAAGGATGGCCCAATTTGAATACGTCCCCCGTGAGCATTTCCTGCCCTTCCATAACAGGTCTCAGCGCTGGTCAGTGATGTGTACCCACCGTCGGGCAGGGAAAACCGTCGCCCTGGTGAACGACGTGATTGTGGGCTCCCTTCAGTGCCCCCTGAGGAAACCCCAGCATGCCTATGTTGGTCCCACATTTACGCAGACCAAGCGGATCGCTTGGACATACCTCAAGGACTACTCCGAGGCGTACTGGTCAAAGCCCCCCTCGGAATCAGAGCTAAAGGTGACCCTCCATGGAGACAGGACGATATATTGCCTCGGGGCCGACAACCCTGATTCACTGCGAGGCATGTACCTCGACGGGTCGGTCATGGACGAGTATGCCTTGTTCCGTCCCTCTGTTTTCTCCACGATTATCCGTCCAGCTCTATCTGATAGGAATGGGTGGGGAGTCTTCGCTTCTACCCCCAGAGGTAAGAACCTGTTCCACAAGGAGTGGAAAAAGGCGCTGAAGCGACCGGAGTTGTACTACTCCCTCATGCTCAAGGCGTCAGAGAGTGGAATTCTGGCCCGGGGGGAGCTTGACGCCCTCAGGGAGGACATGGACCCGGAGGAGTTCGCCCAGGAGTACGAGTGTAGCTTCGATGCCGCCCTGAAGGGCGCGATCTATGCTGCTGAGGTCAATGATCTGTTCCTTGAGAACCGTGTCCGCCCTCAACTGTATGACCCCGCCCTCCCCACGCATGTCATATTCGACTTGGGCTTCACCGACGCGACCGTGGCGATCTATTGGCAAGAGGCCAAGGACGGGACCATCCGTATCGTCAACGTGGACGCGACCAACGGACAATCTGTCCAGCACCACATAGACGCCATTCTCCAGTTCCAGGGCCTCGGAGAGCTGGGGAGCGTTTGGCTCCCCCACGACGCGAAAGCCCGCAATTTACAGACTGGCCGCTCCATCGTGGAGCAGTTCATAGACAATGAGATTCGCCCAAGCATTGTCCCCGGCCACAAGGTGCGGGACCGGATCGCTGCGACCCGTCAAATGTTCCCCCGCATCCACATCTCAGAGGAGTGCTCGGAGGAGCTGATTGAGGCCCTCAAGGGCTACCGCAGAGAGTGGGACGACAACCTGCTGTGCTTCAAGGACACGCCTTACCATGACTGGTGCTCAGACTTCGCGGACTCGTTCGGGTATATGTGTGTTGTTGCTGCCCCCAAGTTCGCACAACATACCTCAGCGGACAACTCCCCTGATGCCCGCCGCCGTCGAGCGGACAAAATCACCACACGTACCAAACCCTTCGTCCAGGTGAACTTGGAGCATCTGTTCCAAGACCATGAGGACCAGATGAGAGCAATGAACAGGAGAATATCGTGAGCGACGCACCATCATCTGGTACCATCACCTCCCTCAAGGACGACACGCTGTCGCCGTATGAGCGGTGGAAGACAGAGATCACGGCTGCGGAGAAGGAGCTCAAGGAGTTCCACAACCGTGGACGGAAAGTGAACCGCAGGTTCCTTGACGAGCGCGACATGCTCCAGTCTGGGAACAAGTGGTTCAACGTCTACTACGCCAATACCAACATCATGGAGTCGGCCCTGTATGCACAACTGCCAAAACCCGCCGTCACCCGGCGATTCAAGGACTACGAGGATGACGTTGCCCGAGTCGCAGCCATTATGCTACAACGTTCAATTACCCAAGATTTGGACGATCCAAGGGATACCTTTGACTCTACAATGCGGCACGCCGTGCAGGACAGGCTTATCCCTGGACTTGCTGCCGCCTGGCTGCGTCTTGAGACGGACACCTCCCCAATCCCATATGTAGCCACCGAGGAGGCCCCAGAGGCCCCGGACGACTACGACATGAAGGAGGTCACGGACCAGAAGATTTGCGTGGACTACGTGTTCTGGCAAGACTTCATCTGGTCCCCCTGCCGCACGT